GGATCGATCCGATTCGCCGAATACGCGGGCTGCGACGAAATAACGGCGGCATCCGCGATCAAAACCTATCGGCAGACCTACCCCATGATCCCGGCTCTGTGGGAGTCGTATCAGAAGGCATTCATCTTCACGGCGAAGTACAAACAACCGCAGGAACTTCGGTGCGGAGTCAGATTTGACTCCCGACCCGAGTGCGATATAGTTGTGACCCTGCCATCAGGCCGTGAGTTGCACTACGTCAAGGTACAGTTGGTGGCCGACAGGTATGGCGACAAGGCGGAAATCTGGAACGATCTGAATAAGTCCTGGGATGGTCTGTTCGGCGGGCTGCTGGTGGAGAACGTGGATCAGGCCGTGAGTCGGGACATTCTCACTGATGCCGTGTTGCGGGTAGAGGCCAGGGGGGTGCGGGTTGCCCTAACGTGCCATGACGAAATTGTGGCGGTCGTTCCCGACGCCCAAGCTGAGCAGGCCCTAGCCACGGTGATTGAAGAAATGTGCCGGGAGCCGGTGTGGGCAAAAATGCTCCCGCTCTCCGCAGAAGGAACGGTCTTAACACGCTATGGAAAATGAACACACACTCCAATTCCACAACGAGCGGGAGCGTAAGGCGTTCCTCGCCTGGTGGCTCGGACACGGCTCCCACGAGTTCGCCGACTGGTTCCGGCATATCCGATGGCCGAAGCAAGTCGTCGCTACCGTGGTTTCTGGACCTGACGTGGTGGTTGATCCTGATACTAGCCTCGTTCCTATTGATCTACATGAGTGAATGTTAAGATGGGGTTCGTGTCAATCCCAGGCGATTTGCGGCACCGAAAGGATCAAATGAGTCTGTACAGGCAGGTGGTAGGGATCGATGTGGGCCGTCACGGGGCGGTGGCCGCGATTGGCATCCGCACGGGCCTGCCCCGCTGCTGGGATATGCCCGACGAGCGGGACCGGGGGACCGACCTGGATGGGCTGGACGACATTTTGTCGCAGGTCAGCCCTGTAGATTCCCTGGTCTTCCTCGAATACAATACGGGGATGCCTGGCGAAGTGCCAGATTTTGCATTCCGGTTCGGTTTGCAAACCGGGCAAATTGATGGGGTGCTGCACGCCAAAGGATACACCGTCCGGCACGTCGCCCCCAACAGGTGGAAGGGAACGCTCGGGCTGCCAGGCAAATCCCACGAGGACGCGATCAAGATTTGTGCGGCCTTCTACGATGAGAAGTTTCCCGCATTCCCTGGGCTGATCCGGGGACCGCGTGGCGGAATTTTAGACGGCCGACTGGACAGCCTGTTGATCGCGTGGTATGGTTACATCGGAGAGGTTTCCCCCTGTGGACATCGCGGCGGGAAGCGGCCAATCAGGAGAACGCTATGAATAAAATATCCGCTTCCTCAATCTCTGCCTTCCGTAAGTGCAGCACTGCGTATCGTTTGGCCTACATCGAGGGACTTAGACCAGCCATCGAAGCTGACACCCTGAGAGTCGGATCATCGTGGCACGGGGCCTTGGAAGCATACGAGAAGGCCACCGGGGATAAGATGACCGCCGCAGTCGAGTACCTTAACGAGCGGTATGCTCAGGTTCCGGCCCATAAAACCGCCGCAGAGTACGGACTCGAATACATAACCTTGTTGACTTGCCTTAGCGGATATTTGTGGTATTGGAGCGAAGACACGATCGAAGTGTTGGCGACGGAGCTACCCTTTGATCTCCCTCTCCACCTGCCCCGCACGGGACTGCCCCTGCCGACATCGGAAGTGGTTCGCACTGGAAAGATCGACGCCCTGGTACGATGGCAGGGCAAAGTCGGCGTGCTGGAACGCAAGACGACGAGCCGGAGTATTGACGCGGACAGTGACTACTGGGACCGCTGGCGTAAGGATTTGCAAATCAGCAATTACTGTCTTGCCCTGCATGACATGGCGGAAGGTGGACTGCTTCCCGCCAACGTGCCGGCCGATGCCCAGCGGGCAAATGTGATCGTGGACATCTTCCGCAAGCCGACTATTGCCCCAAAGATGCTCACCCAAGCGGATACCAGGTTGTTCGCGGAGACCGGCGAGTATATGGGCGAGAAGTTCGTGGCCGTGGCGAGCGTTGACAATGCCGAGCAACCCACGCTTACGGTGGATGGCGTACACGCGGAAATCGAAATGGGCAAGAGGGGGTATGCCATTCGAGAGACGCTTCGGATGTTTGCCGCCCGGCTACTCGTGGACATTCAGGAGGGCCCCGCTAAGTATTTTGCCAGGCGGGAGATCGCACGCACGGATGCGGAGTTGAAGAAGTTCCGTCACGATCTTTTCGTCACCTATCAATCGATGAAACTCCATGAGTCCCATAACCTGTGGGTCGAGAACGAGGCCTCGTGCGACGTTCCCTACAGGTGTCAGTTCAAACCGATTTGCTATGGGGCCGGTTCTGAGGTATGCTGTGATCGTAAGGCCCCCGTTCCTGCTGGGTTCACACGGCTAGCCTGGGTTGACCTAACGATCTCGGCAAAATCTGAGGAGGAATAACCATGTCCAAGGGAGATTCACCCCGCCCCCGGAGCGTGCCATACGACGTGTATGCCGCCAACTATAGCAGAATTTTTGGAAAGAGAGAGAACCATGCCCCCGCCACCGATACGACCACTCCCCACTGGGACGCCTTCCTCTGCTCCTGCGGCATCGGCTACGACCCCGAGTGCGAAGCCCACACTCCCCCCACAGCCAGGAAAGCCCCAGCTGGCTATTTCCCGAACGCCGGCGAAAACATTTAGCGTTGTCACGCAAACATCGGCCAACGACGGTGAACGCATCCTTATCTACGCCAAGGCCGGCCTGGGTAAGACCACCCTCGCCAGCACAGCCCCCGGTGCTGTCTTCATCGCCCTGGACGATGGCAGCAAGAAACTCAATGCCCCGGCTATCCCTGGTGTGGAGTCGTTCACCGATCTGCGTGATGCCATCAGTCAGGCCGCGAAGCTGATCCCGGCCAAGGGTAGCCTGGTGATCGATACGGTAACACGGGCCGAAGCCCTGATCGAGCCTCACCTGTTGGCCACGATCAAGACAGAGAAGGGAGTCACGGCGACGAGCATGGAGGCTTATGGCTGGGGGAAAGGCTACCGCTTCCTGCTGGAGCACTACCGCCTCCTCCTCGCGGACTTGGATAACCTGATCCGGGCCGGCCGCAATGTGATCCTGCTCGCCCAGGAGGCCCCCGCCCGCATTGCGAATCAGGACGGGATCGACTATATCGAAGCCGGCCCTCAGCTTTACCACTCCAACAATGCCAGCCTTCGCACGGAAACTTGTGCCTGGGTTGACTATGTTCTCCGCATAGGGTATGCTGATCTCACAGTGACCAAAGAGAATCAGCAAGCACGAGCCGGGAAAGTTACGGGCGACCGCACCCGAATCATCTACAGCGACGGGCCTCTTAGCTTCGTTGCGAAGAGCCGACCCGTGCAAGGCCGCAAGCTACCAGCCGCCATCAGCTTCGCGAATGAGCAGGACCGGAGCCTTTGGATTATGCTGTGTGAAGGCGGAATCCCGAACCCCGAATAGGAGAGAACCATGGAAGTCCGAAACACTTTAGTCTGCATCAAACTCGACCCCATCGCCGCCGAGAAAAAAGTCGGAGCGATCGTGGTCAACACCAACAGCGAAATGTTCAGCACCGGCACTATCGTCAGTGTTGGTCCTGGCAATCAGGCGGCTCTTGGAGCCAGACCCGAGACCTTTGATCTGGTCCCTGGGGCCCGTGTGCTGGTCAAGCATCAGGACGTTCGCCAGCACGGCAATGGTTTGCAGAAGGTGCAGACGTACACCGAGTACACTGACGAGAGCGGCGTGAAGATCGGCATCTTTGAGCAGTCATACGTTATCGCTATACTGTAACGGAACCCCAACAACTTTTGGAGAATCACGATGTCGAATATAGACCGTGCAGGTGCTTTCCTCGCCACGATCCAGGAATCCGCCTATAGTGAAACGAAAAAAGGCCTGCCCCAGTGGGTGGGCAAGCTGTTGGCGACGAAGCGATTCGTCACTGACAAGAATGAAATGGCCGAGTTGAAGGTCGAGGAGCCGGGCTGGGTGGACTGGAACTACGGCGACGAGATCACGGCGTTCCTGGTCCTGTTCAATGCCAGTGGACCGCTGAAGAACTTCGAGCAGCTTCAGCTTGCGACCGGCTGGGATGGGTGCGACTTCCAGGAACTGTCCAGCCTCGTTGGCAAGACCATTCTGATCCGTGTGGAGGAGGATACTTACGAGGGCAAAACCTCACTGAAGGTACAATGGATAGACTCACTGACAGCGAGCCCCGATCGAACGATCAAGCAGGCGGATACGGCTACGGTGGCAGCGGCGAACAGCAAGTGGTTGGCCGGACGCAAGCCGGCACCCAAGCCAGTCGCAGCGATGAAACCCGCCCTGCCGAAGACTCCCGCATCCGTTGCTACGCCTGTGGCTACACCTACGGCCCCGTCCGCACCCCCTACAACGAATGCCCCTGCTGCCGCACCCACCGTCCCCGCAGCTACGCCGCCCAAGCGTAGGGCAAAAGCTGAAGCCCCGGCCGCCGCTCCCGCAGTCGAGGAGCCGGGCTGTAGCATGGCCGACGCCTGGGAAGCCGTGAACAAGGCGGAGAACAAAGGAAGCAGCGACGACATCGCGGTTGAGGACGCCTGGCTCGCGGCCTTGCAGACAGTCGGAGGTACGCAGCCCGACACCACCTTCACGCCGCAGCAATGGCTGAAGGTTCGCGACACGGTACTCGCGGATATCGCGACGAAGAACGGGAAGTAGCGAACCCCTGGTCACAGGCCAGGAAAACTACGGCACTCTTGCGATCTTGTGCGGAGCAGTAATGCTCAGCCGGGTTCAAGTCCCGGCAGAGTGCTTTAACCAGGAGCGGAAGTGGCACAGGATTGGTCTAAGCTCCATAGCGTATTCCTGTCTAATATAACCGGAGGCATCTACGAATGGCTTGCGATCCGGCTTGGCATCTCAGTTGAATCGTTGAAGGCAATGCAAGTCGGATACACGCCCCGAGTTGTCTTCGGCGGCAAGGGCCTGAAGACGGAGAAAATCAGCTATGATGGATGGTTCACGGTCCCGATGCGAGGGGCGGACGCGAAGATCACGGGTTTTTCCTTACGGAGTCTGAATGACAAAAAGGTGTTATATCCTGGTTCTAAGCCTGGCTGCATGTATGTGGTTAATTCCGCTCATCGTCACGGTGAGCATGGGTACTCTTCTGGCAGCCACAATTGGGTCCGTGCTATGGATAGCGGCCACCCTTGCCCTGTCTGTGGCAAGCCTGATGGATGCCTACTCTCGGCGGAGAACCCAGCAGACCCGAAGGCAGTAGTCTGCATTCGAACTGAGAGTACCGCCAAGCTGAAGTTCGGCTGGTTGCACATCAGAAAAGAAACGGGTATATTAGCTTCTGCGAGTCCGCTCCCTGGCGGAGACGTGGGCACCGAAGTCGTTCTCGTTGAAGGAATGTCCGATGCGTGTGCCGCATATGACCTGGGCCTCGTAGGTCTCGGTCGGCCCAATAATCAGGGCGGCATGGATATCGTGACTGATCTGGTACGCGGCCGCACCTGCGTCATAGTGGGCGAGAACGACAAGAAACCTAGCGGCGATTGGCCGGGCCAAGTCGGGGCGTCAATGACGCTGAAGGCTTGTACGAAGTCCACGGCGAAGGCCCGTATCATTTACCCGCCGGCCCATGTGAAAGACCTACGGGTGTGGCTCACGAACTATGGACTGACAAAACCGATCTTTCTCGCAGAGGTAGCGGAGAAAGGTGAGGAACATGTCCCAATTGATATGATCCCGGATGACCGCCCTCTTACGATCTTTCGGGCATTCCTGCGGGATCACTATACGCTGGGCAAGGTGCTGGTGCTGAAGAATTGGGAAGACGGCTGGTACGTTTACACGGAATCCGAAGCCCGGTATGTACCGACCCAGGAAGCGGGTCTGATCGGAGCCTTCATGCGGTGGAGCGATCCCAAGATGGTGATGATCGAAACCATGAAGGGCGAGAAAGCAGAACGACTGAAAGCCACGGCCGGCATGTGGAGCAGCATGAAGCTGGTTGCAATGGCAGACGGGTATTTGAGTGGCCCGATACCTCAGTGGATCAACGGTAAGCGTGGCACTAACCCGCGTGACCTGATCTGCTTCAACAATGGAATACTAGATGTTAACGCTCTCCTTGACGGCGAAGCGGACTACCTCGTACCAACGACCCCCGACCTTTTCACTACGCACGCTCTGCCGTTCCCTTTCGATCCGGCAGCGGAGTGCCCTTTATGGATCAGCTTCCTAGAGTCATCGCTTGGCGACGATCCAGCGAAACGGGATTTACTTCAGGAGTGGATGGGCTACTGCATGACGCCGGACACGAGCATGGAGAAGATGCTGTACATGCGTGGCCCTACGGGTTCTGGTAAGGGCACTGTGCTATCAGTGATTCAGCAGATGGTGGGCGATGAGCAAGCAGCGACCCCGCAGTTCGATGGGCTCTCCGCAAACTTCGGGCTTCAGTCCCTGGTTGGCAAACTGGTCTGCCTCATCGGTGACGCCCGAGACGTGGGTGGCTCTTTACAGATGAAGAGTCTTCAGGTGCTACTCTCCATCGTCGGCCGGGACGCTCTGCAAATTGATCGCAAGTTCCGTGAACACCTGGAAGGGAATAGGCTCACATGCAGAATAACTATTGCTTCCAACACGTTCTTGAACATACCCGATTCGACCGGGGCCCTTCAACGGCGGCTGGCCCTCCTCGAATTTTCCCGGACAATCACCAATCCGGACATAACGCTGAAGGATCGGCTGAAGACCGAGACGGCCGGCATCGCCCTGTGGGCCCTCCAAGGCTTGCGACGGCTCCGAACCCAGGGCCGTTTTACGACCCCGCTCTCGTCTGTGGCCGCGATGGAGGAGTGGAAGTTGTACAACAATCCGCTCGCCAGCTTCCTTGAAGAGTGTGTCGAGGTGACGCCCAAGGGCATCACCCCACGGCGTATGCTATGGGATGCGTGGGTCCGGTGGGCCGATCAACACAAGCAGCGGGTGTACACAAAGACCCAGTTCTTCAACGACGTAATGACCCTGGCGACATATGCGACAACGGACTCCGTCCCGGTGGGCGGAGCCAACGAAGTTATATACAGAGGAATGAGTCTGACCCGAGACGCGGCGAGACGCTACTTGGGCAAACCATAGGAGAACGACCATGTTACCGTCTGACAAGCAAGATAGAAAGGAACGCCCGATGTTCTCTGGGCTGTTCCGCTACTTCCCTGACGCCTTAGCCGAAGTTGCCCACGTATCGTATGTCGGCAACATACAGCATAATGGGCCAGACGCCCCCCTGCACTGGGACCGGAGCAAGTCCCAGGATCATGCAGATTGCATCGCCCGGCATCTGGCCGACAGCGGGACTATGGACTCGGACGGATTACGACACACCGCCAAGGTGGCGTGGCGTGCCCTGGCCATGCTTCAGTTGGAGTTAGAAGCCCCAGGTCAGTGCCTGAATTGCCCGGAAAAAATTGGGCTGGAGGGCTGTTGTCGTGAGCCAAAAGTGGCGGAACGCATATCCCCAGGTGCCTGCGTGCATACCCGGTTCTACATCGCCGGACCCATGAGAGGTTATCCTGCCTTCAACTTCCCCGCCTTCGACGCGGCAAAGGCAGAACTGAACGGGATGGGCATCTTCGTCATAAGTCCGGCAGACATGGACCGGACTGATCCCCAGCCCCGTGACACCGAGGGATTGCCCCAGCATGTCTACGCTGCCCGTGACACTGACGCCTTGATCGAGTTGGCGAAGAACAATCCCAACGGCACGAATGGTGTCTATATGCTTCGCAGCTGGCAGGCGAGCAAAGGGGCAAGTGCGGAGCACCAGCTGGCCCAATGGCTGGGGCTGAGAATCGTTTATCAACCGGAGTAACCAATGAGAAAGCGGACTAAGGATATCAGGAACATTATTGCGATCTCGGATACCCACGTCGGGTGCCAGGTCGCCCTCTGTCACCCTGATGGAGCGGCCTTGGACGGCGGTGGAACATACACACCGTCCCCACTTCAGCGGAAGGTGTGGGAGATTTGGGAACAGTTTTGGGGCGAATGGGTCCCCAAGGTGACGCACGGCGAGCCCTTTGCCGTAGTTCACAATGGCGATGCCATCGACGGCAGCCACCACAATTCCACTACTCAGTGGTCGCATAACATGAACGATCAGGTTCTCCATGCGTACAAGATTCTCAAGCCGGTGGTAGACGCTTGCGAGGGCCGGTATTATCACATCCGAGGAACGGAAGCCCACGTCGGACAGAGCGGCGTCGAAGAGGAGAAGCTGGCCCACATGCTGGGGGCTATTCCCGGTGAGACGGGCAGCTTCGCCCGGTGGGAACTGTGGAAGCGAATTGGGCCACATCTGATTCACTTCTCCCACCATATCGGGACCACCAGCAGTGCCGCCCACGAAACCTCGGCGGTCAATGCGGAACTCGCATCGTGCTTCACGGAAGCTGGCCGTTGGGGGCACGCTCCGCCCGCTGTGGTGGTACGGTCCCACCGGCATCGGAACAGCGAGATCAGACTGCCGGCGAAGTGGGGCTACGCGATCGCCTTCGTCACGCCCGCCTGGCAGTTGAAGACTCCGTTTGTCTTCCGCATCCCTGGCGGTCGTACCTCTACGCCGCAGATAGGCGGCAGTATCATCAGGTTGGGTGATGAAGAACTTCACACCCGGCACTTCGTCCAGGACATCGGGAGAGGGAGGGTAGAGTGAACACACCAGTTATCACGATGGACGAGTGGCTGGACGCACAGGCTGCCGCCGAAGCCCGGCCCCCCGGCAGCTTCACAATCCGTGACCTTATGGACAAAGGTTTGAAGCGGACTACGGCAGGACAGCGTGTTGACAAGGGCCTTCGTAATGGCACCCTGAAACATGCGTCTACCTCCGGCAGAGGGTTAAAGTATTACATCGTTGTGAAAGGAAAGAAAGTATGAACAAGATTGCATGGCTGATTACCTTCTTCATCATCGGAGTTCTCGGCGTATTCATGTTCACCGGATGTGCCTCCCATGTGGTGCCGCCTCCGATTCACGAGTTCGTAGGCCCTGGTACGGTCCCCACCAGCTTGACTGGAGTGGCGAAGGCCCTTGACCTATTCATCGTTCTCTCGGTTCTGGCGGTGGGCCTGGGTATAGGGTTGTTCTTCTGGTTGCCCACGAACCACAACCTGTCCCTGGCATTTGTCTTCATCGGTGGCGGCGTTGAAGTGTCGTCCCTGGCGACACGGGTGAGCCTGTGGGCGGTGCCGTGGATCGTGGCGGGCTTCGCAGTGCTGGCCGTGATTGCGGGTATATACGAGATCATCGCCAATCGGGCCACGGTGGAAGCGGCCGCAGAAAAGGTACTGCCGTCGCTGGCCACGGTGGAGGCGGGACCGAAAGAGATTGCAACTCTCGCTGAGGCCGTGTACAAGGAAGTCGTGGCCTACGCTGCGAAGGGGCTGACCGAGGCGAAGGCGATCGAAGCGGCCGCTGTGAAAAAAATCTGATGCGTCCACTTCGCACGAGTGCCGACTTTTTAGCCCTCGCCTCGAACGCGGGATCAGCCGCCCTGGCGAGGGCTTGTATGTCGGGAACTTTTACGAAGCCGGTGGCACGAGTCTTCCCCTGGGGTAATCGCGGCTGGACTTTCACCGTGACCAATGAGCGTGGAAGTACCTGGCTGATCCGCATCGAAGTGATGGAATCAGAACTAAGGTATAGAACGAGAGCGAGGAGACATGATCCCCATCCCCATAGCTGACGTGTCCAAGTATTGTGTTCGTGTGTGGGGACTCGTCGTTCCCCAGGATGAGCCCGTGACCTGGTCCTGGATGGAGGACACTCCGCTAGAGTACGTCCTGGTCGCGGGCCTCCGGTACACGACTGATCTGTGGGTTGACGAATTTCTCAGAGCGAAAGGCAAGATATGAACGCCCCGATTGTCCAGCACGTTTACACGCCGCCTGAAGTCAAGTCTTTGGACGTGACGATACTTGACCCTCTGACCCAAGCGGTGATTTGGAGCAGGGGTGGTGAGAAGCGGCTGGTGACTCGGGGGGTTCTTTCCGGAGTACGGGACCTGTATGCGGACGCTCAGGCCCTGGTGCAGTCAGGGCGAATAACGGAGGCTCCCAAAGAATGGAAGCTCATCGGCTGGGATGCCTGCACGCCGATTGACGCACCCACTCATGTCCGCGTTAGCTGACTTTGAAATGCTGGCTGATCCACGCCTTGGCGTAGGTCATAATCGCGACGGTGCCGACCGAGATCACGCCCCAACCCACAATGGCTTTCTTCTCATTGGATTCCAGCTTGCCGACTTTCTCTTTCAGGGTCTTCACGTCACTGACCAAGGGGGTCAAGGTCTGCTGCATTTCTGCACGCACCGCGTCCACCATCGGTTTGACAAAGTGGAGATTGAACTCGTCGATGTCCTTGATGTCAATGTTCATTGTACACCTGTATCACTGATTTGTGCTCGAAGACTCTCCCACTTCCCGTAGTCTTCTGTCGATGAGTTGCGGGGGATATCATCCAACCTCGCGGCTATCCCCACCTGCATCTGACCCCGTTCTTCCGGGGTAGCGGCGTTCCACATTTGAAGCAACGTGTCCGGTCCTATCTCATGGTCTTCCACCAACGAAGCCGGCCCTTGGGGAGCAGTTACTCGGCGACTCACAGCCTTCATAATCGTAGGGGATATCCAACGGGTATTGTCCATTTCTTTTCGTACTGCGTCTTCACTGCTGGGGTCGTCCCGAAGACGTTTCACCCAGTCAGCAGTCGTAGTCTTTATCTCCTGCTGTCGGAGATTTCGGCCCCCTACCTTCCCCTGTTCATGGAGGGCGTCGTATCCGATCTGTTCTGCTTTAGAGGTTACGGGGTGGCTGAATTGCCCGAACGCAGACGCCAGACGGTGCCCAATACCTGGTGTCTCCCCCTCGGGATTGTTCATAACATTCATCGCTGTAAGAGGGGCAGCCCCGGATGCTATATGCCTAGCGGCCCGCAGAGCATTACCCGCGTATGATCCCTCGTCTGGCATGATCTGATTCCCCTGCCAGTCCTTGTTTTGTAGCACTTCCTCGGTATTCGTGACCATGGGGTTAATCTGATTCTCAAGTTCCTGAATGGGGTGTGCCGCGTATCGGAGCAGATTAACACCGATATTCGGAATCGTAAACCGTTCCTCGTGTCCGTTGGCATCTTTGTTCCCAGTACGGAACTGATAAAGATCGTGGAGTCCCGATGGCATGATAGGCGAGCCAGTGTTTACCGTGGTCGCGATCAGCTGACAGAGAGCGTTTATCCCCGCGACTGTCAGGGCCACATACGCAAGGTTCGCCGCTGCTCGTGGGTTCCCAGACGGCGTAACTTTCCCGGTGGCGGCATCCACGGCTCCCTTCGCTGCCCCTACCACATTCGCGGTCTGTCCCGCATGGAAGTCGAAAGCGGGAAGTATCACGCGGCCGACGTTATGGGCAATCGTGGATTGAAACTCGTTCCCGCGTGTTTTCAAACCCAGCTTCTGGGACATATCATCATATACTTTGGCCAGTGCCTCATTGTCTGTGATCCCTGCTTCTTGTTGCCGTTCTGCCTCATTGACGGCTGCCCCTCTCGCCACATTCTGAAGAGTGGCCCGTACTAACGAGTCGGCTTTTCGGACGGCCGCCTGGGCAAGCCGGAGTTGGGCTCCGATGGGATTATTGTTCCGCATCGCCTCATGGAAACTATCAAGGGCCTGTTCGTCTGTTACGCTGCTAAGTTTCCCAGCCGCGTTCACAGCGGCAAGGCGTTGGATCAAGTCCTTTTGCTGGGGTGTCGCCGTGTCCAGGTTCTGACTGATGCGGTCGATCTCTGTACCCTTCCTTATGCCGCCATTCAACACATCGCCAATAGTGGCTTCCCCGCGTGCCAGCCCTCCTACTTGTGCGGCGACCCCGGATACATACCCTTGAAGTGCGTGGAACGGCCCGAATGTGTACCGGGCGAACACCGCAGCATGGGCCACACCGGATGCTACCTTACCCAGCGGATCATTGTTGATCTTTGGCATCAGGTTATTGTAGAACCGTGCCGCGTCTTCGGAAGCGTAGAACTTGCCCGTTTCTTTCACGCCGGTAAATGAGTACCCCTTGGGGGGCTGTTCCCCAGGTCGGACAAATTGCATACTCCCCTTCATGGAGTTGATGTAGTTCTGGGCCTCAAAGGCCCCTTGCTGTTTTGCGATATTGTTGTACCGGGCCACTTGCCATGAGGGAAGGCTGCCGTGGCGTTCCTCCTCACCGAACTTGCCTGTGAGTGGGGTATTAAACTGCGGATGTTCTGGCTCTCCCGATCTCCGCCATTGCAATGCTCCAGTATCCTCATCGGCCCGGCGTTTCTCTATGGCCCCGAGATACCGTTCCACCTGGTACTGACGGCGAAGCTGAGACACCAGCACATTGTCATCCGCCGCTTTAAGTCCCCTCGCTTCTGCCGCCTGGAGGGCACTGCCATAGTCAGCATGTTTTTGACTGTAAAACGGATACTTCCCCATCAAGGAGGGATCGTTGGCCAGGTGTGCGGCCTCATCTGGGTCGGCTGGTACGAACATACGAGAGATACCGAACCCCAGGGAATCAAGGTTGGTGATACCGAGAGCCCGAGCCCGTGAGTCGTTCTGGGTTCGCTTGTCTCGGAGGATTGCTGCCGCCGGCTTCAATGCCGTGATTCCCCCGTTACCGCCGGCTTCAATCTCGTTCGCGTACTGGATAGCCGAAGCCCGGTCCCCCCGTAGGCTGGGAACATGCTTTAGGTAGGGGGCCATCGCAGACTCAAACCCGTGGGCCGCGATATCCGCATCGCCCTGCAACCCCCGTATTGATAGCTCGGCCTTCCGCCCTTCCGGGGTGGTCGTGAAGCCCATGTTTAGGGACTTGTCGATATCCACCGCCAGTTGCTTTGCCCGTGAGACGACACGTTGAGCGACTGGGAGGATGTCTTGCTTTGTGAACGCTTTTGCCGCGTCCGCAACTTTGCCGGGGTTCAGTCCACCCTCTTCATCCGAGATGAAGGGAGCAGCCGCTTTTTGGGCTGCGGCTCCGGCTTCCCGCATCTTCGCAAAGAAATCATTCTCGGGCTTTGGTTCGTCCGAAGTGTTCGCAGCTTTACTCTGTTCTGCACTAGGGGGTACGGGATGCCCCTCTGTGCCGAGCGTTTGCTGGAAGGGCGAGGGCTTTTCTGCCGGCTCCGCAGTCGGAGCAGGAGCGAGCAGTGGCTCTTCCTTGGGAACACCCAGTTCTTCCGGCGTCTTAAACTCGCCCTCTGGCATCGGTCCAACGTCTTCGGCACGTCGGCCCTCTGTCGCCCGGCCGGGGCCTCGGCGTTCCTGGACCTTACTCAGGCGGCGATCCAACTCGTGTAAACGCTCTTGCAGGGCCGCGACTTGTTCCGGGTGCTCAGGAGCTTCTCCAGTCGGAGCCACAGGGGCAGCCGCAGCTTCCTGCTCCGCTGTCATTGGCTTTCCCAGGTCAACCGGCTTCTGGCCTTCGGGTACAGGTGGAGGGTTGGCCATACGTTCCCGCAAGGCCTGAAAATCATATGGAGTATTGGTGATCTCTTCCTGAGTGGGAGCCCGCGTAGGATGCCCTGGGAGGTTGCCTGGAGCAAGCAGTGGCTCCGGGGTCGCCTTTTCAGTCGGGGCTTCAGCACGGGCCACAGGCGGCTCGGCGTTGGGGGTCGTAGCCGCTTGATATTCCCGTGTCGGAACGAGAGTGAGAGGATTGGGGCCAGGGAGGGCTTTCTGACCCGGAAAGGCTTTCGGAGGCGGCGGACGGGGAACTTCCTGCCCCTCGAATGTTTCCGCCGGTTCCCGTCTTACGAGGCCTGTCTCTGGTTCCAGTACACCAGTTGGGACTTCCTGCCCCTCGAATGTTTCCGCCGGTTCCCGTCTTACGAGGCCTGTCTCTGGTTCCAGTACACCAGTTAGCCGAGGGTTTACAGTCTCTCCCGTGATCCCATGGAGCAATCCAATCTGGGCGGCATTGGCACCCACTCCCTGGGTCACGGGACGGTTAGGGTCCACGCTGGCACGCGAGACGAGGTTATCCGCTATCTGGGCCGCTGTTGCTGCCCCGGCTGCCGGCAACGCCTTCCCAATGAAGCTAGCGACCGCTCGTGACGCACCATCTGGTCCCAGTTTCCCAATCCATTCGGGGAGTTGCGGCCCCACCAGATCAGACACTTGCTGGGTGATTCCTTTGAATGGAGCGGACCCGAGGGCCGATATCAGGCCACTCTGGATCGCAGCCGGCCCAGCCGTACCCATGAACTCCTGGGTGGGCGTGACCTCCTGCCCTTGTGCCCGTAGGGCAGCAGCATTCGCTTTCCCCTGCCCTACCGCTTGAGCCGAGATCGCAGATGGAAGGGCTGCTCCGGGCGTGGCCACCATAGACGCGATATTGCCTACCACGGCACCCGTCGTTGCGAGGGGGCCAGTGACGGGTATCTGGGCCTGTTCTTGTTGGAGAGTCCGGCGGACTGTCTCATCGTTGACACCAGGTAGTGCCCCCACTGCCCGCGTACCCGACTGAAGGAGAGCCCGATCCACACCTTCACCAACTTTGATAACGGGTTCAAAGGCCCCAAGGATCGGATGGTCTAACCGAAACTGCTCCAGTTGGGCGTCGTTCGCCATCGGGGCGTTGAGTGCCCCGATCACGCCTTTGGTCACGGCAGAGTTTTTGATCCAATCAGGGAGAGCCTTTGCTGCGGCATCCGCATGGGTCATCGACTCTTCTTCGCTTGCGTCTTCCGTAGCCTTATTTTCCTGAGCCCGATTGTATTGGTCTGTGGGGACCAGGTTAGCGGGATTCAGGGTGCCGGGAGTCGGGACGAGGGTGGAGGGGTCAAAGTCAGCCATTATTGTTGCTCCACATATTGGCCATTCTGGACGACGTACCGCTTCCCAGTCGCGGGATCAGTCAAATCCATACCCTCGCCATGAGCCGGGATTGCCTTCACACCGGACGCCCTTTTCGCCGGCGTGCCGCCGAATGGTTTGGTTATCGCGGCCTTCGCATTCTGATATATCTCCGCGTCGTCCCCGCTTAGACGGGTGGGGTCAAACTTGCCTGTGACCACGCTCCTATACGCAGCGTTTCCCTCGATATCCTTCATCGCGTCGCGTGCTTCAGATAGTTTCAGCCGCTCATCCGCTCGGGCACCGCTGGCCTGAGATCGGGCATCGCGGGCCTCATCTTTGGCATACTTCCCGGTCCCCTGCAAAGATTGCTGATAGTCGGCAGCTTCCTTGTTGTTCTCTTCCTGAAACTTACCGATCTGTTCCTGGGACTTGCTGAAGGATTCGGCATTCCCCTTCTGGGATTCCCCCATCATCTGGTTATAGGTGTTGAAAATGTGCTCGGAAGAGACGCCGGCTCGTTGCATTGCCCGGAGAGACTCCTGTTGCCAACCTTGCAACTGGGGCGTCTGTGGTGCTTTGGCCGGCGTCATCCAGTCAGCTATCTGCTGATTTCGGGCTGCCTCGCTCGGTGTGAGCGGATTCCCGTCGATGTCAGTAGTGGGTAATGCCCGAACAGGTTGCGTAGGTTCCGCATTCGAGTTGGCATCCCAGGGTGTCGCACCCGCATTATTGACTACCGAGGAAGACCCCCCTAAACCGCCTGCCGCACCATTCTGATCTTGTAGCATACCCTGGTTTATGTACTGGGAACTGGGTTGGTACTGTTGGATATGCTGAGCCTGCGGACTCTGCATGGTGGCCCGGTTTGCCGTCATACCACCAGCACTATGCGGGGCCATCCGGCGGGCCTGGACGTGGGCGTAGCTTTGAGCCAGTCCGGGGCGTTGGTTAATCGGGTCCTGCTCAACATCGCTGACCTGTTGTTGCGTGGGGTCCGAACCGCCTATTAGCTGAGTCGGGTCATTGGGCGACATCTGGAACCCGGTAATCAGAGAGGCTTGAGCCGTCGCGAGGGCCTGAGCCGGATCGATCGCACTGGGGGGTACAGGGGTAGGAGGTTGTATGAGTTGGGGCATTGTCTCGTCTCTTATTAGTTGAGCACTTCTAAGATCATGGTTGTCTGCACCGCTGATACCGTGGAAAGGGCTACTGGTAGAATTACAGAGACACCGACCACGTTCGCGACGGTTGTATCGACCGAGAGGGACTGGGTATTCAAGTAATAGCTGTCATCCGCGATCCCAAGTTCCCCAACGCCGCTGGCCGTGCCGCTTGATCCCGTTGTCGCGACAGTGAAGAAACCCGTCAGTATCCACCGTTTTCCCAGGGTGCTATCCACCGCTTGAACGCCCCCAAGATCAAACCAGTTGTTTGTGCCCAGTTTTCCATTAAACTGAATGTTCACTGTCCCAACTGAAGCGGGAATGATGTATATACCGCCTGCGGTCAATCGGAAGGTTGACCCTACCGTAAGGGCGTTAGCAGGAATCGTGAAATGGGTACTGAATGTAGTCTCCGTCGCGGTGTTCGATACTGTCGTGCTCGCCACCGTTTGAACGTAAACTATCTGGGGAATCGTAGCTGTACCATATGCCGTATCCCCCTTGAACGTGCCGGAGGTGCTGTTGTACCATACTGCGGCGGCAGCGGGCGAACCAGGATCAGAGGCCAGCGACTGGAATGCAGTAGCGTTATTGCTCCCCCACCGAACACCCGTCGCCTGTGTCGAGTCCGCGATCAGGACCATTCCATTGGTGCCTACGGCCTCCCGATCAGCGACGGTATCATACACCATGATGTCGCCTTTGGTGGTCAAGACGTTGAGTTTGACCCCCGTGATGGCGGCAGTCTGGACGTTCCGATTTGTGATTTGGGTTACAGGCATACGGTTACTTCTGGTAATCGACGAAGAGGATATCGCCCGTCTGCGGGACGGCACCCGTCAGGAACGTAATCGTCGTTCCTGAGAAGGTGTAGTCATTGCCAGTCCCGAGGAACTGTCGAAGCCCATTGACATACACATGCACACTCGCTGCGACCGAGGGAGTGTTGGCGAGGGTGAATGTGGTATTCGTTCCATTGATTGTCCCGGTTGGAACCTCGCCATTCACGAAATTTGCAGCTCCCAGGATGGTCTCCCACCCAACCCCCGAGGCCTGAGTCGAGTCTGCGGTCAGCACCTGCCCGTTAGTACCAACAGCCAGGTTGGTATATGTGGTCGAGGATTCCGCCACGACTATATCCCCTTTGGCCGTTCCCCAACCCATCAAACCCAACGTGATTGCGTTTGCCGCAATCTTGGCGGTCGTGACTGCGGCATTCGCAATCTGCCGCGTAACAATAGCAGTGACACCCATGGCAAGCTCCTAGTACCGATAGTTGACAAAAAGACGATCCCCGGTTTGGGGGATGGCCCCTGTGAGGAACGTGATGGTATTAGTCACGATCATATAGTCATTTCCGCTACCTGGATACAGCATCAGCCCGTTAACGATGACCTGCTCTGACCCCGACGCGGGGGTGTTGGCAAGGGTGAACACCGTGTTCGACCCATTTATTAAACCAGTTGGCACTTCCTTGTCGGCAAAGTTTGGCCCACCGCCGCCCCCGCCTCCACCAACAATCCACTGTAGCCCGAGCGGCTGGGAACTGTTCGCGGACAGAACATACCCAGTGGTCCCAGCGGGGAGGCGGGCGAAAGCACCGGAGCTATCTATCGTTAGCAGATCGCCCTTAGTCGTAAGGGGGAGTGTTCCCACTTGCAAATCACCCGCAGGATTAAAAAGCAGTTCCCCGTCCGCCGAGTAGAGATTCCCACTGGCAGCTGCCAGTATCTGAAGGTTCGAGTAGTAG